TACAACGCAATTTTAAAAGTGTCTTGCCCATTAGTAAAGTTATGTCCTTCAACAAGTAATTCTTGTTTAAAACTTGTGCATACAGCTTGTGTTATGGCCATGTTTATTCTCCTCTAGTATTTGTTTTAACAGATTGCATAGGAAACTTAAGTTCTCCATGCATATACTCATCTCGTCTATGTCTACCAGTTTGTTCAACTATTAGCTCTTGTATAGCACGTTGATAAGATTGTTCATATAATTGCAGCATTTCAGCTGGTCCCTTCAAGAATTTGAAGGCTTCTGCAAGACATCCATAAAGCAATGCCATTGGGGCATTGTCACCCAACCATGAGGTTGTGTTAGAACTAGATAGTCTTGTTGGTAATCTAGTAATTCCTAACTCCACGTTATACGCTGAATCCGGCGTAGGAGCAAGATAAATTGTGTTTTGATCCCACCATGACCAATATCTTGGTGTGCCTGTAGCAGTTCTGTCAGGCCAATATTCATTCATGTAACTAAGATCACGATGTTCTAAAAAATCTCTTGTTGGTGTTCCTGATGCAGGAAATATGTGAACTGTTCGTATTGTAGCTAATGATGTTGGGTCTGGTGATGTGCCACCAGGTAATGATAAAAATGGATTACTAGTAACAAGGTTAGCTGATTGATGTGATTTAAAAGCATCTAAGTCAGCTTCTTTTAGTATTCTATTTTCTGTGTGTTCTATAAAATCATTTGTTCTTGTAGATGTTAATACATCTGTACTAACTTCTGTGTAGTCTAATATTTGCTGTGTTAATTCTGCGTATGTAGTCATTAGTTACTCAATGTTGCTGGACCAGAAGACGTTTGTCCTCCTCCTCCATTTCCTGTAATAGATGGTGCTGTTGACACGGTAAATGTATAAAAATCATCATCTGTTTTTGTTATACTAAAGCCAGCTTCTGCCTCTATTTCTGATTTTGATGCACCAAATAAATTACCAGACACAGTTCTAAATCTAACCGTATCACTTGTAGATCTTTTGTGAGTAGGTTCAAATACTGTCACTGTTGTACTAGAGGCCGTAAATCTAAATGGATTTAAAGGTAACAATCTTTCTGTTACACTTTCTTCTCTTGCAGGTCTTGGAAATTGTAATGCTATTGCATCAGGTGCGTGTTTGTTTGGTCTATCCTGTGGTGTTTTAGGTTCAAACTCACTTTTGTGAACACGTGCTCCATTCCATTCCACAACCATTTCTTTGTATGGATATTCCATACCACTACGGTCAGAAATAAATTTAGCGTATTTACCTGTTGCGTAAGCCATTTATTAGCTCCAAGTATAACCGCCGCCTTTTTTGGCAGCACCCATGCTTTGCATGGTACCAGATACTTTTCCTTTTTCTACAGTAATATCTTGTGCTTTACCTTTTGCTGGTGCCACACCTTTTGTAGTTATAGCAGCAGCTTCTACAGGGGCAGGAATATTTATTTGACCTCTGCCAAATTTTATTCCAGTTTTATCTCCACCCATAGGGTTAGCAGTTTGACTGTTCCAGTTTTTATTGCTCATTCGTCCTCCTTTTTACATTCACAGTTGCCACATTGGCACTGTCCTCCGCAACATGAACCACCATTACTACAATGACATTCATGATCACAATGTTTACATATTGGCATATTACCTCCTATGGTGTGTACGCCCGTGCTGGTTCAATTCTAAAAGAAACTCTTTCTCTATCATTTTCACTAGCACGTTTAAATTCTTCGTCATACACCGCTTTTAAGTTTGCACTTAACATTGGTGCTCTTTTTAAACTTATATAATAAGCTAATCCTGCAGTTAAACAAGGAAGAAAATAGAATGGCACATCAGCATTATTTGTATAATCCCCTGCATCTGCTATTCTAGCAAGATAAAAATATTTAAATATATATGCTTTATCTGGGCTAGGATATAAAAACAAAGTCATATCGTTTGCTGGTCTACCGCTAGTGGTTGATCCACCAGTTGTAACCGTTCCAGGAACTAAAGCAAATTGTGTTGGTCTTGCATCACCTGTTGATGAATTTTCTTTTTTACTTAAATTTATAAATTCAGTTCTAGATATTCTATTCATAGCAACATCTGTAGTATTACTATCGCCTTCTAAATTAGAAGTTGCACCTGTTGTAGTTGTTACAACAGCATCTATTATATCTACAACATTTTGATCAATTGCATAAAAGTTTGTGCCAGCAGTTAATGTTTGTGTGCCATACGTTATAGTCCATAAATTTAAACCACGATTTGCCCACTCTGCCAACATTAAATTCATAGATCGTCTAGCAGTTTTTAAATCATAACCACTACGAGTTTCTAATTGACATCTTTCGTATGCCTCTTCTATTATTTCCTCAATCGAAAGATTAAAGGTTTGTGTGCCTGAATAAGCCATTTAAACCTCTAATAAATTTTTTGAAATTCAGCTATAACTGTATACATGTTACCAGAATCAGCTGCTCCTGGTACAACAAAGTTAACATCACTTTGGTTACTGTTAGATGATTTGTCTGCTGGTATACCACCAAACTCTCTAAAATCCCAATAGCCTGCACCTGTTAAACCGATAATAGGAATATCTCCATCTGAGTCTTCTTCATCTAAACGTGCATAAGAGTCTCCTCCGTCTCCGCCTTGACAAGAATACCAAACTCTAAGTAATCCTAAATGAGCTACAGCTGTTCCGTCTCCTCTAGCATCAAGTGCTGAGACATCACCAAAAACTGTTGTTCCGCCTGTTCCGTCTGATTGATTAACTATTTTAATTACAACACGTTTATCATTTTGTTGTAGGATAGTTGGTCCTGTTACTGTATCTGCCATGTTCCCTCCTTAATTAAGAACTGTGGGGCCGAAGCC